CTCGCGATCGAGCTGCTGCTGCCGCTCACCCCTGGCGCGGGCAGCCCGCTCCTTCGTGATCTCGCCAATGCGATCGGTCACGCCCTTCAGCGCGGCACGGGCCTCCTTCAGCTCGCTGGCGGTCTCGGCCTCACTGCGGGCGCTCTGATGGCCTACCTGGCCCACCGCAAGCTCAAGGGCGCTGTCCGCGGCTTCGAGGAGACGGCCAGCGACGTCAACAGCATGCTCAACACCAAGGGCAACGTGATGGTCAGCAAGGGCAACCTCGCCCCTGACCTGCATGCCGGCGTCAACACCGCCTACAAGACCGGCGGAGCCAAGCCGCCGCTGCCACCGCTCGGGGCGATCCACAACGCCGACTCGCCGGCAGCCCTCAAGAAGGCCAAGGATGAGTTCCTGACCGGCACCAAGATACCCGACGAGACGATGGGCAGCATACCCGGGCTGAAGAAGAAGGTCCCGAACAGCCCGTTCGAGCCGGCGCGCGCCGAGAAGCTCTCGAAGGGCCCGTCGATCGCCGAGAAGGGCATCCCGCTCGCCTTCGGTGGTGACGCGGCCGGCGCCTTCGGCTCCTCCTACCTGACCGACAACCCCGATCGGAAGGACCTGCTGCAGAATATGTCCTGGTTGGGGGTCACGGGGCTCATGGGCTACGGCCTGGCCCGCAAGGGCGGCGCCGCCTTCTCCCGGGCCACGCCCAACGAGCTGAGCCGGCGCGCGGTCGAGAGTGGCAAGGAGCGCGTGGTCCGCGATGCCATGTCGGTCCAGCACGGTGACATGGTCAAGTTCGCCAGGAACCAGGGCGCGGTCGGCGTCGGTGGTCTGCCGAAGCCTAAGGGCGAGTTCAAGCCGGGCGACGGCAAGCGCATGAGCGAGCTGCGCGATCTCCGCAGCGTCAAGGGCCAGGCGCGGACCGACTTCGTCAGCAAGGCGCATATGGACGACCGCATCGTCCAGGCGCACGCGGCCTCGATCGGGCCTGACGGCAAGGTGGACCGGGCGGCGTTCCGCAAGGCGCTCCGGCAAATCTACACCGCCACGCACGACCACGGCGGCGAGAAGCTCAAAATGGATGATCGGATGGTGGCGGCCCTGATGAAGGCGTTTGGCTCGCGCTGAGCCGGTTGCGCCGGGCTCGCTTGGTCGCCCCGTCGAACGTGCTCGGAATCCGAGATGGTTCGGGCATGCGCACCTCGTTGCGTCCGCAGCAGGGGCACCACTTCCTGACGTCGGCCCGCCTCTTCAGCCAGGCCTCGAAACGCCGGCAGCCGTCCTCCCAAACGTGCAGGATCGTCAGCTGGTGACCAGCTGCGTGGGCTGCCTTGAGGAGGCGAGAGCCATGATCCCGGCCGGCCTTGTGATCAGCTAGCCGGCGCTCCGGGTCTTTGGTGGTGAAGCCGATGTAGTGACGGGCGTGGAAGTAGGGCGGCGTGATGCCGATGAGATAGACGGCCATGCTCCCCCGAGATGGCTGGACGCGCGCACATCTGTTATACGCTCGCTCCGTTCTTTCGGTTAGATCAGTGGGCGGAGCACGTCTGCCCCGCCCACTCCCGGTTTTGAGCTACCCTTGCGGGCTCCGCAGGAGCCGGGATCACCTAACTGGCCTCAGTTTGCGGTCACTGCGTCGGCCATCCGGCCACTGACGCTTGGGTTGTGCGGAACCATGATCGTGCCCACCGTATCGAGGCGGCACAGGTGGACCGTGTAGCCGAGCCCGTCGCCCTTCGCGAAGATGGCTGCTTGCTCTTTAGCGGCGCGCTCGCTGGCGAACAGAGCCGGCCACTCCATGCCCTGATACCACACGAGCCAGAAGTCAGCGATTGTCCTGGGGTTTGCCATTGGGGCTCTCTTAACGGTTGTCGGCGTGCGTTTCGTGGCGGGCGGCGACGCGCCGATCTCTCGGCTCCTGTCAGGGATTTTTTCGCCGCCCGCAAACTGCTCCTGTGTGTCAGTCTGGATGACCTGCGACCACGCAGATCGCCCACCATCTCCAGCGCCGCGAGCCCGTTAGCAGCGCTACCGCTGCGCAAACCAGCCCCGTATACGCACGCAGCCAGCGCATCCGTCTTGCCTTGCGGGCTCCGCAGGAGCCGGGTTCACCTGTTCCGTCGATTTGCACAAATCACGTCACGAAGTAGAGGATGGCGAAGCCGGCGATGCCCGCGACGATGGCCCAGTCAGCCGGGTCGCCGGTCCAGGTGCACATGATGCGAATGAAGCGTTTCATGGGCTCGACTCCAACAAGCGTTCAGCGCGGTTGCGCCCCTCGATCCAGGCCTGGCGGTGTGGATGCCCCCTGGGCATGAGCCACAGCGCGAGGTCGATCAGCATCTCTCCTAGCGACATCCGGATCACCGCCAGAACTCCGACGGATCGTGGAAAGCGTCGCCCGTGATCACCATGCCGTAGTACATGCTGGCCAGCAGCAGCAAGGCCGGCAGCGTGGCCATGATCGCGAACTTCATCATCTCGCCCCAGGTCATGATTCCCCTCCCTCTCGCAAGGACCGAAGCAGCCGTCGAGGTCTGGCCCCGAGGCTATGTCGGCGGTGTAGTTCCTGCAGATGCGCCCGCTCGGGCAGTTCGTCCTCGGTGCCATCACAGGTCCTCCGCGTCGATGCTCCTGAGAAATCGGCGCGCGTCCGGATCGCCGGCATCGGCCAGCGCCACGACGTACCTGTAGCACTTCGGCTCGGCTTGCTCGATGCGCTCATCGCGCTCGCGAAGCTTTTGCAGGAGGGCGTGGTGCGCTTGCTCCTGCAGCTGCCAGGCGCGGGCCACGGGCAGCAGGTTCCGCCCTTTGGCCGTCAGCTCGTACCAAGCCTTGCGGCCGCCCGGCGTGTGCGCGATCTCGACCAGCCCGTCGCCCCTCAGCTTGTCGGCGAGCGTCATGGCGGAGAAAGAGCCGCGGTAGGGCTGCACACGCTCGCCGGCTGCGATCCGGAGGAGTATCCGGAAGACGGCGCGATCCATGACTGTCAGTGGCATGCTCATGGCCGCGGACCCTACGCCAGCCGGCCCGATGTTGTCAAGTCGGACTTGACACACTCCCGCTTGCGATCAAAGCGAATAGGCTCCACAGAATCACCAGCCCGCATGACCGGCGGCCCATCACACCCGACCAACAGGGGAAGATGGGAATGCTGGACTTCGCAGAAGACCTACGAGACAAGATTAACGCGCGCCTCGAATCGGCGCGTGCGCAGTTGGAGGGGTCCGGAGACCCCGCAAAGCCTCGCGGCAAGGTCGAGGCGCTGCGCGAGGTCCTGATCGACCTCGATGACCTCATCACCCAGTACGCCAAGCCTGAGAGCGTGCCCGAGCACCTCCAGGACCGCAAGCCGCGCCGCGTGTACGGCGGGAGGGCTGCCTGATGTCGGGTCTCCTCCTCCCCCGCCACGTCGCTGTCGAGCGCGCCAAGGCGAAGGTCGCCGAAGACTGGCACAACCGGCACATCCAGGTGTCGGTGCCGCAACTTCCCGAGTCGATGACCGAGGCGAAAGCCCCGGACGTCGCCAACGATGACGACGAGGCGCCCGCCGACGCCGGCAACATCGCGCTCCTCAGGGCCTTCGAGGACGCCGGCAAGGACGTCGTCCAGAATGCCGACCAGGCGATCCCCGAGGGTCTGCCTGATCCGACGGGCTGGCGCATTGTGCTGATGCCGGTGCGGCAGGTCGTCAAGCAGGGCTCGATCTACATCCCGCCCGAGACGCTCGACGTCCAGAACTGGACGCACCAGCTGTTCAAGGTCTGCCGGGTCGGCAACCTGGTCTACCGCGGCCCCGCCTGGGCTGGGTACACCGAGGAGCAGCTCGACGCCGAGCGGCCGAAGGTCGGCGACCTCTACCTGGTCGATCCGAAGGCGCCCCGCCGCTACAAGTACAAGGGCATCACCTTCATCGTCGTCAACGACGACCAGCTCTGGTCGCGTGTCGATCCCAGCCACATTGACGGGCTGGAGTTCAAGGGGCTCGCGCTATGAGGCCCCACCAGAGCCATCATCATGGCGGCCATCGGCGCGGACCTCCTCCGCCCCGCCGGCACCCCGCGCTCTCGCCGCTCAAGAGCTACGGCGAGATGCAGCACGACGGCAAGGTGAAGTGGTTCGACCGAGCCCGCGGCTACGGCTTCATCTCCGACGAGATCACCGGCAAGGACGTCTTCGTGCACGCCAGCACGATCGACGCCTACCGCATCAACGACCGACTGCTCGAACCGGGTGTCCCGGTCCGCTACTCGCTCATGCGCGATGCGCAGCGCGGGCCGGCCGCCGACGCCCTGTTCCTGGCTTACTGAGAGGGGAAGAGAGATGGCAGGCAAACCAGGTGAAGGCGGCGACGACGACGATCTCGTCATCGAGCTGGAAGAGACCGAGGAAGACTTCGCACCGGGCGGCGACGAGGGCGTCGCCGACTACGATCGCCCGCCCCTTGAGGCCTCCACACTCCCCGAGGGCGAGGAAGGCGAGGAGGGCGAAGGCGATGGCGAGCAGGAGGCCCAGCGACGCCGCGAGGACGTGGTCGACGATGTTGACGACGACACCTTCTCACGCATCGCGGCGGCCGAGCAGGGCCAGCGCGAGGCGACGGCCGCAGCCATCTGGACGCGAGCCCAGGCCGAGGCGGCGATCGCCGAGCAGCAGCAGAACAACGTCAAGGTCGCCCTCGACACGCTGGAGATGCGCCTGGCGGCTGCGCGCGCTGACCGGCGTCGGGCCGAAGATGCTGAAGACCGCGAGGCCCGCGACTCCATCGACGTCGACATCAAGCGCATGGAGAAGCTGCAGGGCGAGCTGGAGGACGCGCAGAAGGCGATCCCCAACAAGGACGCCATCCTGCACGAGGGTCGCAACCGGGCACAGGGTGCGCTCGATGCGCAGCCCTCCGGCAAGAAGATCGGCGCCGGCATCCGCGCGCGTCACCCGCTCGCCGAGCGCTGGGCCGGTGCCAACCCGTGGATGCGCACCAACGCCAAGGCCAACCGCGACGTCCTGACGTTCGGCCAGAAGATCGCCGACGAGGGCTACGACCCCTCGTCCCCGGCCTTCTACGCCGAGCTGACCCGGCGCATGCGCAACGCCCACCCGAACCTCAAGGTCAGCCCCCTGCAGGCGCAGAAGCGCGGACCGCAGGGCAAGGGCGCCAACGGCGGCAAGCTGCCGGTCGCAGGCGCTCGCTCCTCGGCTGGTGGCGAGCAGCGGATCGCCGGCAGCAACGCCGTCAAGGGCCGCGACGGCAAGCTGCACATCAAGCTCAACGCTGCTGAGCAGCGCGCCATGATGCGCAGCAACCTCGATCCGAGGAACCCGAAGCACCAGCAGTATTGGGCCAAGTCGCGCATGGCATCTGCCAAGCAGATGTCGAACGTCAACGCCCGCTAACGAGAGGACACAGACGCATGCCACGCATCGAGTTCAATCGTTACGCGCAGGACGACGTCGGGGTGATGGAGCGGCCGGCGATCCGCCCGGTCGATCGGGAGCGGCCGGCGATTGTCCGCCACTCCGTGCACGAGACGCGCGAGGCTGTCGAGACGCGCGTCGACATGCATCCCGAGTTCGACTCCAACAAGCTCTTCAACCCGACCTCGCTTGAAGCTCCTCCGCCGCGCTCCGGCTTCGGCCAGCGCTGGGTCGCCGACTGGACGAGCCCGACGGCGACGAAGGAGGAGAAGCTCAACTGGTACCGCAAGCAGAAGCAAGGCTGGGCGATGCGCGATCCCGAGACCGTGCCTCCCTCGCTGCGCAACCTCTACCCGAGCATCAAGCTGCAGGACGGCTCAGCCGCGATCGCCATCGCCGGCATGGTCCTGTGTGAGATGCCGGTCAACGTGATCGAGCAGCGGCGCCTGGCCGTCAACGATCGCATCAATCATCTGAACCAGGCCATTCCTGAGTCGACGCAGGAATTGATGAGGAGGGGAGAGGGCCGTTTTGGACCGGTCCAAGCCGACAACAGCCAAGCCACGTTCCGGGGCCGCAAGCCCGGGGTGATGTCCTAACCCTCTCTCGACGCGAAGGAGTAGAAGCAGATGACCAACGTATTTCAGCCTCTGGGCCTCGTCGCGATCCGCAACAAGTTCAACAGCGGAGCCGGCGCCTTCAACAGCTACACGATCGACCCCGCCAACACGACGCTGATCGGCATCAACGACCTGGTCAAGCGCTCGGCTGGTCGCACGATCGCCAAGGCAGGCCCTCAGGACACGCCGCTCGGCACCTTCCAGGGCTGGCGTATCCGCACCCGCGCCATCTACGGCGGCTCCATGGGCGGCGCCGGATCGAGCGTCGGCGTGATCCCCTACGCCAAGAGCTGGAACGGTGCGATCACCGTGCCCTCCAACATGGAGATCGAGGCGATCGTCGATGACGATCCGGGCTGCACCTTCCGTGCACAGCTGTTCTCTCCGGAGACGGCGCTGACCGAGGCCGACATCGGCAAGCTCGTCGACCTGGTCGAATGCCCGGCTGGCCCCGACGTCAACTACATGGGGCGCGGCAAGCAGGCGGTTGGCTTCCCGACGACCTACTACAACATCTCGTCCTACACCGTGACCGACGGCGGCACCGGGTTCACGCAGGACCAGGTCGATCTGCTCGTCAACGGCCAGATCATCGACATGCGTCCCGAGGACATCGTCGTGACGGCTGGCGTGATCATCTCGATCACCCCGCTCAACGCGGTGCAGGGTCTGCACGACAACACGCCGACTGTGACCGTGCAGGGCAAGCCCGGCTACTCAGGATCGGGAGCCACCATCACCCCGGTGATGTCGGGCGCTCAGACGGCGCTGCAGTTCCGCATCGAGCGCTTCCTGGAGCAGCCGATGCGCGTCTCCGACACCTACAACCGCACCACGGGCTACGACCTGACCAACGTCGGCGTCAACCCCTGGGTGGAAGTGGCCTACGCCAGGCACGCGCGCGGCGGCTCCGCACTGTACGCGTAACGGGAAGATTGACCATCAGAGTACGGAACATAGAGGAGTATCTGTCATGGTTATGACCCGCGCGCAGTTCGCAAGGGACCTGCAGGACGGCATCAACGCCCACTTCGGGATGAGCTACGACGAGCACGAAACCGAGTACACGAAAATCTTCAACAAGCGCACCAGCAAGCGCGCGTATGAGGAGATGGTCCTCAGGGTCGGGCTCGGAGAGGCGGTGGAGAAGCCCGAGGGTGGCATGATCACCTTCGATGCTGGCGGTGAGGGATACGTCACCCGCGTCGACTTCTACACCTACTCGCTGGCCTTCGCGATCACCGAGGAGGCTATCGACGACAACCTCTATGCCGATCTCTCCGAGGTCTACGGCAAGGAGCTGGGCAAGTCGCTCCAGCATGCCAAGGAGGTGCGCGGCGCCAACATCATCAACAACGCGATGAACGCATCGTTTACCGGTGGTGACGGCAAGACGCTCGCGGCGATCGACCACCCGCTCTGGGGCGGCGGCGCCTTCTCCAACACCTTCTCGACCCCCGCGGACATCTCCGAGGAGGCCCTGGAGGACGCACACATCCAGATCGGCGGCTTCGTCAACGACCGCGGCCGTCCGATCGTGGTCAAAGTCAAGAAGGCCCTGATCCCCCGGCAGCTGGAGTTCATCCTCCAGCGCATCCTGACCAGCACGAAGCGCGTCGGCACCCAACTGAACGACCCGAACGTGCTGAAGGCGGGGAACTACGTCCCCGACTGGTGCGTCAACCACTACCTGGTCGACCCCGACGCCTGGGGCCTGATCACTGATGTCGACCTTGGTCTGACATTCTGGCAACGGAAGGGTGTCAAGAAGGGCATGGAGACGGACTTCCGCACCGGCAACCTGATGTACAAGGTCTCCGAGCGCATCGGCTTCAGCTGGGGTGATCCCCGCTGCTTCTTCTGGTCGTCCGGTTCGCCGACGGCATAAGAGTAGCCTGACGCCCGCAACTTAAAGGCAGATATTCGCGAAACGGCGATATCTGCCTTTAAGCCACCACAACTGCCGGGGCTCCGATGGCTGGCATCAGCGACTTCAACTTCGGCGACCTGGTCGACGAGGCGTGCGAGCAGGCAGGTGTCGATCCCTCGGCCCTGACCCACCGCCACCTCAACTCCATCACGCGGTCGCTACAACTCCTGCACATCGAGATGGAGAACGACGGCGCCGTCGCCGAGTTCAGGACGGAGACGCGCAGCTGGGAGCTTGATGCCGATGCCGGCGGCGTCGTGCTCGATGCCGACGTCATCGACGTGCTCGATGCGGTCATCGTCCAGGACGGCAAACCCTACCCGCTCGGGCGCACGACCCGGCAAGACTTCCTGTCCCTATCGTTTCCGGACACCACGTCCTTCCCGAATGTGTACTGGCTGACCAAGTCGATCAGGACCACCGGCAACACCGAGCAGCTGCCCGAGGGCGTTACCATCCCGCCAGCGGCGGTGGACACCCCCGTGCTTGTGCTCTGGCCCCAGAACGGCCTGGATGGCGACGACATCGAGCTGCGCTGTAACATCTACCGCCAGCACGCCATGCCCACAGCGCTCGCCAGCGAGCTGGACACGAAGCGCCCCTGGCTGCCGACCCTGTGCGCCGGCCTGGCGGCCAAGCTGGCCCTCAAGTGGAACCCGGCCAACCACGAGAAGCTCGAACTGATCTACCAGCGGCTGCTGCGCACCAGCTCCGCCGAGGAGGACCGGCACCCGGTGGTGATCGCCTTCCGTGGCTTCGGCTTCGGCCGAGGGAGGCGACATTGAGCGGCCGAGGACGAGCACTCAGGTCAGGCGTCGCCTACGACCAGCGCACCGGCTTCAAGGTCAAGGGGCGCAAGCTCGTCGAGGACGGCGAGATGCCGATCTGGACGACGCGCGGCAACGCCGACCAGGAGCACCCGCAGAAGTACGTGCGCGTGCCCGGACCCGACAGCCTGGCCTACCGGCCAGGTCCGCCGGCCATGCACTCGATCGGCGCCATCGTTGACATGAGCTGGGTGATGGCATCCGACACGCACCAGCAGAACGAGGGTGACACGCAGCAAGGTGTCGGCGTGCTGCGCCGGTTCCAGGCGCCTGCGCTGTCGATCTACATCGACCCCAGTGAACCCTACATCGGGGAGGGCTAAACCGTGGCCAACGCCTACGCCCCGACCTACTCCGAGCTGGTCGAGGAGATACAGGACATCTGCGAGGACACGAACGACGAGTTCGTGGAGAACATCCCTCGCTTCATCCACCGCGCCCAGGACCAGGTGCAGCGCGATCTCGGGCTCGCCCTGTGGCGGGACTACCAGGACGACGTGCCGATCACGGCGGCCGAGTATGCGCGCAACACCGACTGGCTGATCGTGCTCTCGATCTACCTGCCGGTGCAGAACAAGTTCCTGGAGCGGCGCTCGCTCGACTACGTGCGCGTCTATGGCGGCGGCACGACCGGTCGGCCTCGCTTCTGGGCCGAGGACATGGAGAACACACTCCTGATCGGCCCGACGCCCGACGCCAGCTACTCGGCGCTCGTCGAGTTCTACAAGCGGCTGCCGGCCCTGTCGGGGGACAACGAGACCAACTGGATCACGAGCAACGCGGGCGACCTCCTGCTGCTGCAGTCGCTGATTAACGCCGGCAGCTACCTGCTCTCGCATGAGCGGGTCAACGAGTACACCGGCATGTACTCGGTGCTGATGCCGCAGTGTCAGAACGAGCTGCGCGACAGCGAGCGCGTGCGTGACCAGCCAACTCGAGTTGCGGGCAGGCTTGCCTTCAAAGCTGGGGAGAGCGCCTGATGGCCATCATCTCCGGCGTCTGCTGGTCGTTCAAGGAGGAGCTGCTCCGCGGCACGCACGCCTTCCAGACCGACACGATCAAGGCGGCGCTCTACACCTCATCTGCTGCGCTCGTGCCGGCCGACCTGACGGCCTACACAGCCTCGGGCGAGGCCACCGGCACCAACTGGGCGGCGACCGGAGTCGCGCTGCCGGTGAGCAGCGGCTACCCGGCGATCGACGAGCGTACCGGGCGCGCGCTCGTGGCCTTCGACGAGGTCGAGGTCGAGAACGTGACGGTCACGTTCCGCGCCGTGCTGATCTACAACGCGAGCAAGGCCAACCGCGCCATCATGATCCTCGACCGCGGGATCGACGTCATCCTGACGGCTGGTCCGCTCGTCCTGCGCAACCTCGTCATCCCGATCAGCTGAGGTGACCCGATGACATCCTCACCGAGCACCCTCCTTGGCCTGGAGCTGCAGGGCCAGAACGACAACGTCAACGCCTGGTGGAGCTTCCTCAACCAGGTGATCCAGGGCGTCGATGACTCGATCGCCAAGGAGATCGCGGTCTCGACCACGGGCGGGACGACCAACCTGACGGCCACCAACTACGTCGCCGACCAATCGCGCTGCCCGATCATCCGCATCGCCAACGGCCAGACGCTGGCCGGTACCGTCAACGTCTACACCGCGCGCAGCCGTATCTACTTCGTCACCAACGAGAGCAGCGCGGGCGCCTTCAGCGTCAACTTCGGCAGCTCTGGTGACGCTGGCGACTTCGTGACGATGCCGCGCGGCTTCGGTGCCTTCGTGCGCATCCGCGGCGACGGCACGGCCATCTTCGCCGGTCCGGTTGTGGCGCTGACCACGGGCGCCGTCACGGGCGTGCTCATGGCGGCCAACAACCTCTCCGACATCGGCAACGCCGTGACGGCCAGGGCCAACCTGGGCCTCATCATCGGTACCGATGTGCAGGCCTACTCGGCCAACCTTGCCGCCTGGTCCGCGCTCGCGCCGGCCGCCAAGCAGGACGCGTCCGCCAACCTGACGGGGTGGAGCGCCGACAACTCCACCCGCACTATGTCCTTCGAGAAGGACTACAACGGCAACGTCATCGCCACCGGCATCATGGGCGACATGCCCTTCGACTTCGCCTGCACGATCACGGGCGTGACGATGCTGGCCGACCAGACCGGATCGGCTGTGGTGGATATCTGGAAGCAGGCCTATGGCAGCTACCCGCCGCTCGTCGCCAACTCGATCACCGCGGCAGCGAAGCCGACGATCTCGGGCGCCATCAAGAGCCAGGACACGACGCTGACCGGCTGGACGACGGCGATCGCAGCCGGCGACATCCTGCGCTTCAACCTCGACTCCATCTCCTCCATCACGCGCCTGCAGATCGCGCTGAAGGTCAAGAAATTCTGAGCCATGGCCGCAACCACCAAGGTCATCTTCCTGACAGCCGACACCGAGTGGACGGTTCCGGCCGACTGGAACTCGCTCAACAACTCGATTGAGGTGATCGGTGCGGGCGGAGACGGGGCGACGTCGGGTGGCGGCGGCGGCGCCTACAGTGCCATCACCAATCTGACCCTGACGCCGCACGACACCATCACCTACCAGGTGGGCATCCCATCGGGCGTGGAGGCGACCAGGGAGACCTGGTTCAACGGTTCCGACCTGGCATCGTCGAGCGTCGGCGCTAAGGGCGGCGGCAACTCCGCCGGCAACGTAGGCGGGTCGGGCGGCGCTGCCGGCAGCGGTGTCGGCACGACAAAATACTCCGGCGGCACGGCCGGCAACGTCGGCGGCGGCGCTGACGCCTCGGGTGGCGGCGGTGCGGCTGGCCCGCACGGCAATGGCGGCAACTCCGGGACCAACAGCAACAACGGCGGCTCGGGTGGTGGCGGCGCTGACGGGGGTGGCAACTCTTCTGCCACCAACGGGTCCTACTCAGCCGGCGGCACTAACCGCAGTGGGTCGGGATCAGGCGCCGCAAACCCAGTCGGCTTCGGCGGAGTGGGGACCAACGGCGGCGGCGGCGGCGCAGGCGCCTCGACCGGTGGCAACGGCAGCTTCGAGGCCGTGTGGACCTCCAATCCTGGAGGGGTCACCGCCGGCCCTGGCGGCGGTGGTGGGGCATCCAACGGCGGCTCCGGTGGTGACGGCGGCAGCTACGGCGGCGGCTCGGGAGGTGGTGCTGGCGGCGCTAGCGGCGTGCCGGGGTCGGGCATCATCGTCATCACCTACCAGGTCAACTACTCGCGCACTCGCATCGAGATGAGCGTGTGATGGACAACCGCTTCCCCATCTCCTTCCCGCCCGGGATGATCAACGACGACAGCGCCTACGCTGTCAAAGGCCGCTACATCAACGGCTCGATGGTTCGCCCCTGGAAGGGCAAGGTCCAGAAGTGGGGCGGCTGGGGCAACTACTACGAGATCGAGTTCCCAGAGCCGATCCGCGGCGGGCGCGTGTGGAACGTCAACGACGGCACGACACTGGCGGCCATGGGGTCGGCCAACGGGCTGTGGGTGATCAAGCAGGGCGAGAAGTTCAACGTCACCCCGGAGGGGCTGCCCACCGGCCTCGTTGATTACTCGACGGCCACCGACTCCGGCTACGGCTCCGGCGGCTACGGCTCCGGCCCCTACGGCGGTGGCTGGAGCAGCGTGCCTGGCCAGGGCGCCTACCCGCGCGTGTGGACGCTCGACAAGTGGGGCGAGGACCTGGTCGCCTGCCCCCGCGGCGGTGCGATCTACTACTGGGACTACAGCGAGGCCAACATCGGTCTGGAGATGGTCGGCACGGCCGCCTCAGGCGCCACTACCGTCTCGGCCCTGGGCACACCTGGCGACATCAAGGTGGGGGATCGCGTCGAGCACCCGCTGATCCCCGAGGACACCTTCGTGGAGTCGGTCAACGTCGGCGCCTCGACGATGGTGATCAGCAATCCGGCCTCGGGCATCATCACGGCCGGCACGCTCTCCTTCACCACGCCGGCCGTCACCATCGACTCGCTGACGGGCGACACGCAGTGTCCGATCGCGGCGCTCGGCATCTTCGTCACCGACGACCGTCACCTGGTCGTCTTCGGCGCAGCCCAGGACCCACTCACCTACGACGCGCTCAACGTCGCCTGGTGCAACCGCGAAGACTTCACGGTGTGGACGCCCTCCGACACCAACACGGCCGGCGCCATCCGCTGCGAGAGCGGCAACCAGATCATGGGTGCGGTCAAGGTCGCGGGCGCTTGGCTGATCATCACCGACCTCTCCGCGCATCCCTTCAAGTTCATCGGCGGCGACGACATCTTCGGCCTCGACCGCATCGGGGCCACCGGTGGGGCCTGCGGTCCGCACGCCATGGCGGAGATGGACGGCGTCGCCTTCTGGATGGGGTTCCACGGCTTCTTCACCTACAACGGCCGCGTCAACGTCATGGACTGCCCGGTCGCCAAGGGCACCTTCGATAACCTCGCCAGGGCGCAGCTCTACAAGGTCTGCGCCGGGACCAACCGACGCTACGACGAGGTGGTGTGGTTCGTCCCGGGCGTGCTCACCGAGACCGAGAACAACAGCTACGTCAGCGTCAATCGCAACGGCGAGTGGTCGGTCGGCGGCGGCCTGTCGCGCGAGATCGGCTCCGACCTGGCCGAAGACTTCTCGCGCACGACCTGGATCGACAGCCATGCGCTGTTCCGTACGCCGCTCGCCACCGATGCCGAGAACACCTCGACCGGCGCCGACGGCAACGACGTCTTCACCAAGATTCTGCTGCACCTCAACGGTACCGATCCGACGAAGTGGATCGACACCAATGCGGGCGGCTCGACGCATACCTGGACCGAGAACGGCTTCGGCGGCCAGGCGCTCGTGGAGGATGCGACCGCCCTCGGCGGCTCGGCGATGCACTGCCCCAGCGTTGGCAGCTACATCAGCGCGTCCGATCATGCCGACTTCGCGCTCGGCACGTCCGACTTCACCTTCAGCGTCCGCTTCAAGGTCACGGCCGCAGGCGGCACGCAGCTGCTGATGGCCGGCCAAATGGACGGCGCGGCGACGCCGGCCACGGTCTCGTTCTACATCGAGCGTCAGGCCTCCAACAACACGATCCGCGCCCTGTTCGGCCATGGTGGCAGCAATACGACGGTGGCGAGCACGACCGCCTTCACCGACGTCCTCAACACCGGCTGGCATCACCTGCTGGTCGTGCGCTCAGGCACTACGCTGTACCTCCTCATCGACGGCGCGCTGGAGGCGACGACCACAGGCTTCTCGGCCTCGATCAACGACTCCTCCGACGATTTTCGGGTGGGTGCGGGCGGCGAGGTCGCTGGCGGCAGCTGGATCGGCTACCTCGACGAGTTCCGGCTCGACGTGGGCATCGCCAGGCACACGGAGAACTTCGACCCGCCGACGCACGAGTACGGCTCGGCCGTGCACAAGCTCTACGAGCAGGAGAGCGGCTCGACGGCCGACGGCGAAGACTTCTCGTATGTGCTGGAGTCCGGCGAGGTCGAGCTGGAGGCCGAGGGTCTGCCCGACACCTACACCAGGCTCAAGAAGATCGTGCCGGACTATGCCTACGTCTCAGGCGAGCACTCGCTCTACATCGAGGCGCGCGGCTACCCGAGCGACACGCCGGTCACCAAGGGGCCCTACGACATCGGCTCCAACCTGATGTTCAACCCGAAGGCGCGTGGACGCTCGTTCCGCTTCGTCTACACCGGCACGGGCGACTTCCGGCTCGGCGATCAGCGCGCCTACGGCACCCCTGATGGAGGGCGTCGCTGATGGCGATGCCGGCAACGAGGTCGGGCCGCCCGAATAATTCGGGCACAAGAGGTGGAGTCACATCCACCTCGCCCTTCCCGCTCGCGGCGGAGCAGTACGACAAGCAGAACGAGGAGGAGTTCCGCCGGCAGCTGACCGAGTTCCTCGATCCCCTGCGCAACCAGCTGGCGGCGCTGACGACCGTGCTCATGGCGAGCATGATCGGCAACGATTCTGGCGTGTCCGGGAGCACCGTCGCGGAGGCGCTCGACGCGCTCGTCAAGCGCTCCGGCGATACCATGACCGGCGTCCTCAATATGGTCGCCGCTTCGAAGTTCCTGGGGGCCGGCGGTGCTGAGGGTGGCGAGTTTCGCCTGGAGAAGCCGGCGAGCGGCTCTACCTTCAGCGGCGACATCGCCGTTGACCTGGTCAACGACCTGCTGCGCATCTTCGACACGGGCGGCACCAGCAAGGGCGCCAAGCTCGACCTGGCAGTCCAGGCGGCCAGCGTCGGGTCGACGATCATCACCGACGCCTATAAGTCGACGCAGGAAGAGGCCGAGGACGGCACCAGCAACACGAACTACCTGACCCCGCTGCGAGCTGCGCAGGGTACGCTCCCGGGCGTGCGCGGTGGTCTCAACATGACGGGCGGCGGCACCGTCTCCTACATCGCCGCCGTCCTTAAGTGGACGACACGCCTCATCGTGGCCAGTGACGCCAAGGGTACCGAGAACCCGCACGGCGGCGTCTACACAGAGATCATCCAGCCGACCAGCGGCAGCGTCGAAGTGGTCGGCACAACCTCGGTCACCGCGACGGCCGCCGGCATTCCTCTCGGCGCCTGGCAGGCGCTCTACTACGACATCGACGCCGGTAGCGGCATCGGCTCCAGCGCCTTCCATATCATCGACCACGGCGCCGGCTCGGCTAACTTCGTTCCACCCCCGAAGTGGGTCCTGGTCGCGGTCGTCAACTCCGACACCACGGCCGTCAAGGTCATGAACGGCATGGTGATTGCCAGCGGCGGCACCATGGTTTGGGGTGACCAGCTGGCGCCCCTGGCGAGCCCCACCTTCACCGGCACGCCGGCCGCGCCGACCGCGGCGGCGGCGACCAATACGACGCAGATCGCCACCACGGCGTTCGTGCAGCAGGAGATCAACGCCCAGGTCGCCTTCGAGCTGCTGACGACGGGCACGGTCTCCAGTCAGGCGACGCTCGACATCTCGCTGACGGCCTACACCAGCTACAAGAACATCATGATCGTCATCGACAGCCTGCGCGGGGCCAACGATGACGACGAGCTGATCTGTCGCTTCTCGACCGACGGCGGCTCGAACTACGACGCGGGCGCCGGCAACTATAGCTTCACCAGCTACGGCCTCCGCGACAACGGCAGCGCCTCCAACTTCAGCCTCGCCTCGGCGACCAACATCCAGTTCAACACTACAAGCGCCCAGCTCGGCATCGGTAACGCCACCAACGAGGGCTACGACCTCACCGTCACCCTATATCACCGCACGAGCACAGCACACTGGACGCGCCTGGCCTACCAGGGCGTGCTCACCAGCGGCGCGGCAACGCCCGAGACGATCAGCAACACGGGCGGCGGCACGCGCGAGGCGGCGCAGGACACCGATGCCATCAGGTTTTCCATGAACAGCGGCGGCAACATCGCCGCCTGCAACTACTCGGTCTATGGGATGAGGTGACATGGCAGGGCAGATACCACTGTTCGAGATCGTCGATGGCCTGATGCGCCAGGTCGATCCAGCCAAGGCCGACGCCTTGCGGGAGAAGCATCGGACGCGGCGCATGGCAGGCTTGGCGATCGATGTGATCCTGACGCCGAAAGAGCTGGAGCAGCTGGAGGAGGACGCTGCCGTCTTCAAGGCCAGGCGCGAGGCGGACGCCAAGATGCAGGCCGTCAACGAGGCCTCGGTCAAGGCCACGGAGAAGGCGCGCGAGGCCGCGAAGGCGAAGCTCAAGAAGCTCGGCCTGACAGACGAGGAGGTCGAGGCCCTCAAATCGCAGTAGCGCAGAAAGCGAATAGGCGGCACACCAGTAGCGTCAAGGGAGAGCTGACCCCATGTTCGACCCGATGTCCTTTCTCACGTCGTTGGGCCTCAAGGGCGGCTTCGGCGCGCCTGATCCCAACGGTTGGTCAACGGCCGTCACGCGCGGCGCCACCTCTCCCAGCGACATGAACTTCGGCGACGCCTTCCGCCACGCGGTCACCGGCACCACCGACAAGAGCCTGCTCGGCACCGCGCTCGGCGGCCTGTTCGGCGGCGGCGCGAAGGCTATGCAACCTCAGACATCGCCGACGAAGACGTCGTCGCCATCCCCGGGCCCGGCTCCGCCGCCTCCGGGGCGCAACATTGCCCAGGTCACCCAGGCAATCCGGGGCGGGGGCCCGGGACCGATCGCCAAGGGTGGCCCGGGGCCGAGAGCACGACCCGCCTTCTCGCCCTTCGGGAAGGCCTAACCACGAGGGAAGATCATGCCTGTCGAATACGGAGTCCGCCTCGCCAGCCGCTACGACCTGTTTGCGCTCGAACGCCTGATGGAGAAGGCCCTGGCGGAGAGCGGCGGCCTGCTGCCGCCCCACGACCCCGATCACTTCGTCCACAGCAGCATGGAGCTTATCGTCAAGGGCCTGGTGTTCGTGGCGGTCGAGGTCAGCGAGGACAAGAAGCGCGAGCGCATCGTCGGTTGCCTGGCGCTGGATGCCCGCAGCTGGCACTGGAACCCGCGCGCCCTCTTCCTGGAGAGCGTGCACTTCTACGTGCTCCCCGAGGCGCGCAAGGTCAAAATCCACGACGGCAAGATGCTGCTCGCCGAGGCGCTGCTGGCTTGCGGCAAGCAGCTGTCCACCGTGTCAAGCTATCATCATCAGAAGGACGGCGAGACCGTCTTCATGCCCGTGCCCTTGCGCATCGACATGCTGTTCCAACTGTCGGCTGAGGGCATCACCGACAACCGCGCTGCCGCCAAGGATGAGCTGATGCGCGGCTGCGGCTTCATCTACGTCGGCGGCAACCACGTTTTCATTCCCAAGGAAGAGCAGGCGCAGGCTGCTGCGGCCTAACGATGGAAGGCGACGATGGGCAAGGGTGGTAGCCAGACCTCGACGACGACCTATACCCAGTCGCCTGAGCAGCGCAAGATTCTGCAGGGTGCTATCAATCGGTACATGCCGAACGGCACCCTGCCGGATCGCACGCCCGAGTTCGACTTCGACAACAACCAGGCCCTGCGCGATCGCGGCGAGCACTTCGTGTCGAAGTTCAGCGGCGACACCTACAACGCCATGGATGCCACCCGGGCTCGCTTCGGCGAGGCTGGGTTCGGCATGGACGAGGCGATGGACTGGACGCGGGCCGGCGGCGAGCATGCCGGCATGTTCCAAGGTGCGCCTGACGGCTGGAACGTCGGCGAGGACGGTGTCGCCCGGTACCACGACTTCGAGACCGGCGTAAACAAGTACATGAACCCCTTCATAAAGAACGTGATCGACAGGGGTGTCGACGATCTCGACTACGCGCGTCAGCGCACGATGATCGGCGGCGACAACGACACCGTCGGTCGTGACAGCTTCGGCGGCACCCGCCAGGCCGTGCGTCAGGGCGTGACCAACCGCGGCTTCGCGGACGCCTCCGAGCGCCTGATCTCCGGCAACCTGCTGCAGGGGTTCAAGGAGGCCGCCGGCCAGTACAACCTAGGCTTTGACCAGGGGCAGAAGGCGCTCAACTACAACACGGCCATCGAGAACGCCGATCGCGATGCGCAAGCCCGAACGGGCGTGACGCTCGGCAACCAGTACGGTCAGCAGCAGGACATCTGGGGCAAGGACATCAACGCCCTCGGCGCCGTCGGTGGCATGATCGAGGACCGCGACCAGCGCGTGCGCGACGCCTCCCGCGCCAACCAGATGCAAGACGAGACGTATGGGCTAGACATCGCGGGTGCCTTGTCTGGCCTGACGCCGCCTCCCAGCTCGACGACGACGTCCAGCTCCAAGCCGGGCGGCTCGATCTGGGGCACGATCGGCTCGACGGCGCTGCAGATGGGTGGCACGGCGCTGATGATGTCGGACGAGCGGGCCAAGGAGGGCGTCAAGGACTCCGATCCCGAGGACGCGCTCGCGCAGATTCGCAAGCTCGTGCCCAAGAGCTTCAACTACACGATGGTCGCGAGGGAATCAGGTGCGCCGGCTGGACGCCGCACCGGCTTCATGGCTCAAGACCTGGAGCGGGCCACCGGTAAGGAGGCGCCGACCGGCCCCGGCGGCTTCAAGGGCGTCGACATCCACGAGCACATCGGCCGGCTGACGCAGGCCGTGCAGGCGCTCGATGCGCAGATTCAGGATCGCTACAAGCACCGAAAGGCTGCCTGATGGCGACCCCCTTCGCCCCGCGCAGGATCGTCTACCACGACTACGGCGGGCACCCCGACGGCAGCAAGGAGGGCGTGTTCAACCCGTATCACGTCCTGGTCTTCCCCAATGGGACGGTGCGCTACCGCAACCCCAACAACCCCTACGGGGGCAAGGCGCCACACGCCTTCATGCTCAACAACACCTCGCTGGGGCTCAGCTACGC